ACTAGGATTAGATACCCTAGCGCAATAAGCAACCATCTGCAAAAGATCATTTGAAAATTCGCTTTGTGCAGGTGGTTGACTATACGACATAAGTTTCACATTAAACATCTACTATTAATCCTTTTTTTCAAGCCAAAGTTGAACTTCACAAGCAATAAGTGTTACACTTACTACCAACTGTACTGGATCAAATAGAACAAAACCAGTAACAAGACCTACAAGGCCGATTGTAATACCAGTGCCGATAGCACCACGTGTTTTCATAAATTTACTTAACATATTGTTTCTCCTTATACTTTAAAGTTTGCGAATGAGTCTTTGTTGTTGTCATTATTACCCCAAGTCGCAATTGGTTTATCAGGGATAGTCATATCAGACATAATGTCAGATTGAGCTGATTCTTCAACATCATATAACTTCATTCTAGCTCGATCAATACCAATTACGAACCTTTTGTATTTACTTACATCATTATAACGATTTTTTAACTGCTTAACCATAACCTGATTTAGTTCATCTAATTCTTCAGTAGCAATCAAAGCAAACATTAAATCGGCCGTAGCTGGTAAACCAAACGATTCAGAAGTATCTTCCAATCCAACATCAGTGTTACCAAAACCAGATCGTGTAGTTTGAGTTGCTGTCATAATTGGAACATTAAACTCAATAGCTAAACCACGTAGTTCTTCAGCAATAGCTTTAATGTATGTATAACTATTGATACTTCCACCCATTGCTTTCATACGAGAAGATGAACAAATATTGAGATAATCAATATAGATCATATCAGGAATAAACTTCTTTTTCATCTTCATTTCATTTAACAATGCTCTAAAGTGGCCCGAATGAGCGCTACCTGTAGGATACTGTTTAATGATTAGTTTACCAATAGTACCAGTTGCAATCTTTTGAATCTTTTTAGAGAACACATCTTTAGATAATGTTTCAAGCTGTTGAATTGGTAGATCCATAAGATTAGCATCAATACGTTCAGCAATCTTTTCTTCAGCCATTTCCATTGTAATGTATAATACGTTTTTGCCTTGTTGTAAAACAGCAGCAGCGTTATGACACATGAACAATGATTTACCTACACCAGTACCAGCAAGACAAACGTTTAGCGTTTTGTTTGGAATACCACCTTTAGTGATCTTATTAAAGTAATCAAGATCAAATGGTATCTTTTCTTCAACACTATTATAGAATTCAAAACGACCATCAGCATCATCGATATAATCATGACCAATTTGTTGATCAAATGAAACACCAAGGGCTGTTGATAGAATATCAGGAATAGCACCTTCGCTTCTTTCTGTATCTTTACCATCAATGATTTGAATAGAATCCATAATCGCAAGATAAACCGCTCGATCTTTACACCACTTTTCTGTTTCAACAATAAGATATTCAGTATCTAAATCAGTCTTAGTGCCAATTTCTTTAATGAGATTAGCAGCCTCATTTAGCATTTGGTCTGGAGCAGATACTTTTTGTAACTCAATATCTAATACTCTACCGGTTGGTAGTTTATTGTTAACTGCGACAAAACCTACAATCAGATCGAATACTATCTTGTAACAACCGTCAAAGTATTCTTTCTGAATGTATGGTATTACCCTACGACAGTATTCTTCATTATTTAGTAGATGGCTCAGTACGTGTGTTGGGATCTCGTTTTGCAATTTCTGTCGTTCCTTCTTCAATAATATGAGTTAATAGTTCGCCAATATAGTCATTGAATTTCTGATCTTTACATAGATCATCATGATCAAAGTCTCCAGGATCAGAAATATTATATGTAAATGACAAAGTTGCCATTCCTAACTGTGTATCTTCCTTGATAGACACAGTACCATATATAAATCTAACACCTTCAAATGGAGACTTATCAGTTAGATGCAATGCATAAAAATCAGAATCCGGATGTTCTACCGTAATGTAATGATTATCCATCTATTATACCACACTTTGGTTGTTTTGTAAAGGACTATTTGGTGCTTCAGGATCAAAATCAATTAAAGATTTATGACCAATCTGATATTGCTTAATCAAGAAGTCTTTAAACTTTTGAGTTTTCAGAATAGGTTCCCAGAATTCATCTTCTTTAGTAGCCTTTTCGCGAACCTTAGGTTCAACCATTTCACCAGTATCTTGATCTACACGACAGTACCAACCATTATTAGGCTTAACAACAAAACCACCAGCAAGAGCGATTTCAAGTAGACCTGAATTACGTTCGACACCACCATCCCAAGAGACTGAGACTGGGATTTTAGATTTTTCTTTAACCATTCGTGACTTTTCAACATTGATTATGAAATCATAACCAGTAACTTCCATACCTTGCTTGTTTTGTCTACGACCTAGAATCCAGATATTATCAGCTGAATAGTAAATACCAGTACCACCGGAAACTACAGCTTTAGGGAATAGACCCATTTCTTGATACGTATGATTAATGGCCAATAGAGGTACATCTTTCATAGTCAAGTAAGGTGTTACCATACGGAATAAACCCTTAATAGCTTTAGCTCGAGACATATCAGCAACTGATTTCTCGTTCAAAGCATCTTCTAGTTCTTTCTTAGAAGCAAGGTTACCAATAGAGTCAATTACAATAATGACCTTATCTTTACGATCAATGTTATCTAATTGACCAACAAGATCAAACTTAAGCTGTTCAACATCGGTAATTGGTGTATGAAGTACACGACTAGTATCGATACCAAAAGCTTCAAAGTATGACTGGGGTGAACCAAACTCTGAATCGTAAAACAACATTACAGCATCTTTATTTTCTTTAAGATACGCACCAGCCATAAGTAAAGCAAATGACGTTTTAAAGTGTTTTGATGGACCTGCTAGTACAGTAAGACCTGATGTTAAACCACCATCTGGATCTCCGGATAAGGCAACATTGATCATTGGTACTTCAGTTTTAGTCATGGACTTGTCACCAAAGAAGATACTTTCAGATAATATATCTGTAGTTTTAATCTTTGAATTCTTTCTTAGTTTATCCATTACACTCATCGTACTTTTCTCCTACCATATTGAGTTTGTTCACTTGCTGAATCTCGTTTATGACGAGCAATTGCTTCGGCTTTCTTGCGCTTACGTTTCCATGTAGGCTTTTCATAATACTCTTTTTTACGAAGATCTTGTAGAATACCTGCAGCTTCTACAGCTTTCTTAAATTTTCGTAGTGCGACATCAAATGGCATGTCTTGTGGTGGCCGTGTGTTATTTTTACCTTTACGGTATTTTTGTGGCTCGGCTGTTAATTTTATACTTGGCATATTTACTCTTCTCTTATTTAATTGATACGTATATTATAACATAAATTCAGTCAATTGTAAACTGTTTTTTTCACATTTATAATTTCTTTTCTTATTATCTTGTACCATGAACTTAGTATCAACAAAATCTAACTTGCCTTCTAAGTATTTTTTAACCATGGCTGCCGGATGCTCAGCTGTAGTTACTGGTACGTTTTGACACATATGATTAAGTGATCTTTTGGCATTGACCATCTGATAATCAGTTGGTAGTTTCATCAACGACATAGCTTCTCGTACTGTTAAGAATCTATCTTCATCTGGATGCGCTATACTTGTTGGCATATGACCTACGAATGCTCCAATCTTATCCTTAGGAATTTCAACACCTTTACGCATAATGTTACCACCGGCTTTGAGCTTATGATACGCTCTATCGCATTTACGAGCAACATTATCAAATCCATGTTCTCGCATCCACTCAGCAACCTTGTTATAGGTTGTGTGTTCTTCAATATAATCTTGCACATTTATTGTCTTAGTAATCTTAGCAGCAAACTCTTGATGAGTAATCCCACCCTCGATACTGTCTAAGATAAATTTGTAATATGGATCATCAGATGGCTTTTTATCATTACACAAAATTTGAGACATTGGATCATTTTTATCGTTTACTACAGCTCTAATATCATCAGCAATCATTGTTGGTTGAATATTGATATATTCAAACAATGGCACTGTATCGCCTTTCCAGAAGAAGTAGAACGTACGATCTCTTACTTGACTTAGACCATGTAATAATGATTTGGTTTTAAAGATACTAAATGTATAACCATTAGCTTCAGCTAGTTTACGTAATCTTTTTACTACAGGCTCTCCCATCTTAGAAGCAAGTCTTGGAGCGTTTTCTCCCCAAAAAACTTTTGGAGACATTTCACTTAGAACGTATTCGGCTGATTTTACCATCCAATCATTTGCTGGATTGTTACTTGAAGCAGATGGGCTGAGTGAACTTAGACCAGCACATGGACATATAGTATTAACTACATCTACGTTAGACGGGTGTTTGACTCCCTCTGAGAGGTTTAAGTAAGGTATCTCATTGTTATAGTAGTTTCTTAAATGTTCTTCATTAGCTTGAAAGCCGTCAAAAGTAAGAAAGTATTCTGGTCTTGTTTTAAATATATTCTCCATTGCGATGGTTTCTCCACCAATCAATGGAACGATGCTTGCCCAGGTTGTCATATTAGAAAAATTCCTCAAGTGTATTATTATTTATAGTTTCGATTCCATTCCAATATGGATAGAACTCTCTAGAAAGATGTATTGACTTTGGCTTTTCCATATACTTAAAGTCAAGTTCTCCTGCTTTATTTAGTAACTTATCAGTCCATCTTATGATTCCATACTGTTTTTCAATATAGTCATTAAACTCATTACGAATATCAGTACGTTGTTGCCATGAACCCCAGAATGGTTGACCTTTATAGTAACCAGACTGCGGAAGCTTTCGTGATTCATGTTCAATAGGTAATAACTCGTATATTTTAGCATCGTATTTACTAGCTTCAGTTATATATCTATCAGCCAATTCTTCTACACTTGCTTCTAATCTAATTAAGTGGTGACGAACATCGATATTACCAAAATAACAATGTAGTTCATCATACTCATCAGGAATAAACGATTTAAATCCATCGTTTAAAGCGCCATTAAGAGTTTTAAATGGAATACTATTAACTGTCCATCCTGGTCTATACATACATATCGCATGACTATCACCAATAATAACATTACGAGTCTGATTAGGAACATCAATTCTGATTGCTGTATTAAACATTCTTTCGAGATTAACAAGATCAACGTTATACCATTCTGGCTGAACATCGCGTTTAGCGGCAGCCAATTTGTTTTTAATCATTTCGTGATATGGTGGAAAGTCCATACCTATAGAATAGACTTGGCCTTTGAATTTAGAAAAGTTAACAGTGTTAGCAACATATGGAAAACCATAAACGCCACCAAACATATTAAGACCACCGCTATAGTCACTACCGTGGTAAACCCATAGATTATCGTAATCATTATGCTCAGTAATTTCTCCGCCATAGTTAACGGTACAGTTTCCATATTTTTCCTTAATCATATCGCCATATATAACGCCTTGAGCTCCTCTATGAGAAGCATGCCTTTTTGCGATAGGTATAAATGGACAGTTAATTATATTTTTCATTTAAAAGAATGCACTTAAATTATTTTGTGGTGCTTTAGCTCTTGCTACTTGGCGTCTTCCACATGCCTTTTCATCATCTCTTATTTGTAGATATACACCATACTGACAACATAGAACCTCAGTACCATAATACTTTAATCCATTCTGTTGCTCATTAAAAAGATAAGAGCCATTGTCTAATTCTATATTGTAGCCCGATTCATGAAAGATAACATCCTTAGTTAAACCAATTTCAGCAGCGTTTTCTCTTATAAAGTAAATTGCTTCAGCTAGATATTTATTAGGAACATCTGGCCATAGTAATTTTATCGTATAAACTGCTCCTGGTCCTGGGGCTACGAATCTTTGGTCATGATGGTATTTCATTTGAGGCAAAACCGACGTAGAAGTAGCGCAATGGAAACCATAGTATTCGCCAACTCCTGGTAAAGTTTTCAACAAAGTAAACACTTCAAAAAGATCTTTAGCCGCTAGCATACCTTCAATGATTTTGCTGTCTCTAAAAGAAGCAACCCATTCGCTTACATCAACTGGATGAAACTTACGATCAGGTTCATTGTACTTTTTACGACAATAGTTTCTACCAGATGTTTGAATAGACGTATGTAACTCAGTCGTTCCCCAGATAGGTTGTTTATTTCTTATAGCTTTATCAACGTTATTACGTAGAGACTTAATATAATCAGCATCGCCATCAGCAATACGATCAAAATCAACAAAGGTTCCTTCCTTGCCTGATACTACCCAGTGAACGCCACGAGCTCCATAGAAGTGAGATATGATAGTGTTACCCACAATATTAGTATCGCTCATTCTAGATGTTGCAATTTCAGTACCAATAAATCTCATACGATCATCTAATGTAATTGTTGGATGAAAGTACTCTACGTTTTCCCCTAAGCCATGATCAATTACACCATGACGATTTAAATTTTCGTATTGATCATTAGTAAAACCTTGTTTGATAGCAGCACGATCGTTAATCTTTTTTAAGAAATGATTAAAGTCGAGCATAAGGTCTTTATCAAATGACCACCAATCATAATTGTAAGAACTAGTAGCCAATTAAGCCCTCTCGCACTAAATGAATTACGTTTAAGTCTGGATGAACCTTTTTGATTTCTTCAATTTGAATAGGGTCATCCTCAAAGTGTAGTCCAATCTTAAATGATTCTTTAAGCTTTGTGATACATTTAGCTTTATGAATACCTGAAGCTTTTCGACTATATGCGTCATCGCTTCGTTTTAGTGGATTAAACATAACGTGGTTATGAATTTGCCTAGATTTTAGCATACTAATTGTTTCTAGTTCTTGTTGGTAAGAACGACCAGTGATGATGACATCAGCCCGACCAGGACGCACACCAGTTACGTCCTCGCCAAAATAGATTACACCATCAATATCAAAGGTATTAATTAACTGCTTAGGCATAGTCATTTTCACCTGATTGGAATGTATAAGTTAGGTTTTCGACTTTAGGATTATTTTCTTTAAGTTGTGGACGAGTAATATCAGTTAGAACTCTACGAGCTAATGCGTCACATTCAAACTTAGAATCAGCAGTTTTAAGTTGCTGTGGTGGAGTCTTTTGTGACCATGCTGATGGACCACGTAAGTAACCAACAATACCCATTTCAGAAGCAACCTTAACGAATCGAATAGCATCGTAAACGATACCAGCACTATTTGGAGAATCTTGAACAGATAATCTAGCAGTCAATTCATAACGAGCTCCAGCCCAACCCCAAAACACCATGTCAATATTAGCAATCTTGTTATCTGATCCGATGTACTCATCGCCTGGTTTTTGGAAAACTGTAAGTGATGGACCAGCATACATTGTAAGACCAGCAATATCCTTACCACGTACTGCGGCTTGGCCATTTAGTACATTTTCTTTAGAGATATGTTTGTTCTTCAAACGATCTTTAGTTGCCATGTTTAGGAAGTCTGTATTAGCAGTACGACCTGTACGACGCATATCACCTTGAGTTGTGCCACAAGCTTTATTTTCTTGAATATGCTGAGTTACCAATAAACCAGAATCCATAATAGATCCTTGAAGGACTTCAGACAAACGAGACGCACCATAATCAGAACGCATATCAGAACCAACAATTGTTACACCATGTTCGATAGCAAGCTGTTCTAATTCCATAGCATCTTTAGTAGAAATATAAGTTGGCATACAGTTAACAACATGAACACCGGATCTAATAGCATTTTCAATGTGCCATCTGGCAGCTTCTTCTGAACCTACTGGCATATAGTTAAGTAGGACATCAACATTACGAGCTTTAAGAATATCACGGTATTCAGAAGCAGTAATTGGAGTTGTTTCTGTATCTTCCAAAAACGTAATAGCTTTATCTAGATCATGCATGTGAGGCGCGATACCATCCAACGTAGGCGAACGATATACAATCGACTCATTAGCAATACAGCTCATGTCATGACCTGGAGGAAATACTTCCATGTTACAATTTGGTTCTGCGTAAATTGCTTTATTTAGCCGTTGACCAACTTTACGAGAATCAACGTCAAAGCCAACCACGAAGTTAAAATTCGGAGCTGAATAACCACCAATGTCTTGAAACATTAGGCCAATTGTATCTTCTGGATTTTCGTTATAGTATTGAACACCTTGAACCAGTGCAGATGAACAGTTGCCAACACCGGCAATTGCGATATTAATTTTAGACATTTATGTTTCCCTTTATTTCAGTTTTTTAATGTGAGGTTGACTGGGTTTTAATCAGAGTAGCTCACCGTTTGTTTAAGTAGTTATAAGGTATATTATATCACACTTTTGATCAAATGTAAAGGGAAGATGTAATATTATTCAATAAAAATATCAATCCAATACCATTAAGTAATATAAGAGCTCTATCCTGCCAGAGAATAGACACCCATAACCATAACATAATTCCAATAGCAGACAAAGATAGATCTACAAATTGTAGACCATCAACGCCTCTAATAGACATAGCGGCTAGAACAAAGACTGAAGCTACCCACTTTACGTACCAATCTAACGTTTTCTTATTTTTCACTGGTTTCATAATCAACTACCTTTTTACATTCTTCAAAACTTCTCATACTATATCTCACGCCATATAGATCATCAGTGTTTTTTACTGAAACTGCTAACCATATCAATAATAAAGTTCTTAATAATAATATACCATTCTTTCTACTCACTATCTCTCCTGGGCACCATTCATTCAATTATTTTGCTTGAGGAATGAAACTCAAGGGCCGAGTGCACCACCTATTGATTGAGGCAATAGGACCTACTGTGGAGTATACCACTCTAAAAGTTTGCGATGTGCTGCAAGTTGTTCAGTGTAAACTTTAAGATCTTCAGGATGAGCAGATTCAGGGTTCTGCATATAACCTTCTAGATCTTCTATAGCAATGTTTAATCTTGCTAAAAATAAGTCATCAACAAAATCTTGATACATATCAATTTTTATAAATTGTTTACCATTTTCATCTTTTACTAAATTCATAATCATTACCTTTTATTTATTTATATAAAATTGGTGCGCCCTTCAGGATTCGAACCTGAGACCCTCGGCTTAGAAGGCCGATGCTCTATCCAGCTGAGCTAAGAGCGCGTTAAGCTATTTTACCATACCTTTAAGATTATCTATATCATTCAGCATAGACATATATTCTTCGTCCAGCTTTGCTGCAGAATCTTTAGGATGTGGATGATATACTTCATCATCAATATCATCAATTATTGAATCCTCAATATCATCAAAATCAACAATGTCATCATCAGCTACTTCAAGTTTTTGATTATGTATAAGTTCTTCAAAAATATGCCACACCTTTTCAAAGCGTAGTTCAGTGATAGATTTTAAACCTAATAGTTGGTTTTGTATATTATCGCAATCCTCAGCGTTTAAATCCAAATTATCAGTATTGTGATAAATCAAATCAATATCTTCGCATGTACCCCATGCAGCCATAATAGCTTGTTCTAGGTCAAATCTATCATATTTAGATAAAGTCATATTGTACTCCTGCTTCTTCAAATAACATTTTAGTTAATTTATTAGATTGTACCCATCGTTCTGGCATAGAATCATCAATCTCTTTAGTTACAACACGTTTAATACCAACTTGTATAATACCCTTAGCGCATTCTGAACAAACTGGTAGTCCATGTATGTATAACGTAGCTCCATCAAGAGAAGTTCCATTATACGTTGCATTATATATACAGTTCATTTCAGCGTGTACTACACGTTCATACTTAGTTACTCGGTTTATATATGTAGATTCGTCATCAGCAATACCACGTGGAAACCCATTATAACCTTGCGCTAACACTTGCCCTTTATTTCCTACAGCAACTGATCCTATTTTACGCGATGGATCTTTTGACCATTCGGCAATATGAGCAGCTAACTCAATATAACGTTTATCCCATTTATATGATTTTGAAATATCCCAACTCATTATTTCACCAAATCAAAGTGTTTTTCATATACGTGAAGATTTTGGACTTGCCAATGCATATCACCAACATCAATAGAAAGATCGTTTGCTAAGTTACGAAGAACATAGTCTTGCCAAGCATAATCATTTCGATATCCAAAGATAACATCATTAGAACGCATTTGAACAACACAATGTAAAGCATTATCACGAATATAATATGTGACTGCGTTGGTACAGATAAAATCATTCTTACCATTTTCGCAATACTCAATCCAAATAGATGGACGAGTATAGATCATTGAAGCTCTACGAGAATCAGGATTATTGGTCAACTCACAAAGAACTTGATCATACTGAGTATGATACTTAGCACTATAGATTAGATGACCATAATTCGAATTAATTTCGCCATGAGCATTTGCAGTCATTAACCATGCAGCTGGAACTTCTCGATAATCATCGTATATGTCATTTACATTTGTAGATTCTGAATCATACCATTCAAGTTCAGTTTCAATGTAATCACGATTTGGAGTGCCGAATATAGCATCTT